GCCGCACACCCTAGCGTTGCCGTACACCTCAGCGTTGCCGTACACCCAAGCGTCGCCGTACACCTCAGCGTCGCCGTACACCCTAGCGTTGCCGTACACCTCAGCGTTGCCGTACACCTCAGCGTTGCCGCACACCCTAGCGTCGCCGTACACCTCAGCGTTGCCGTACACCTCAGCGTTGCCGCACACCCTAGCGTCGCCGTACACCTCAGCGTTGCCGCACACCCTAGCGTCGCCGTACACCTCAGCGTCGCCGCACACCCTAGCGTTGCCGTACACCCAAGCGTTGCCATCTTGCGCTAAGTTATCTTCTTTTTCCACATATCCACCAAGTTCACCAACTTCAACACTTCCAAAGCTAATTAAAGCCTTAATCCTAAATAATTTCTTGCCCCATTTTTCTATAAACTCTGCTGTCAACTCATACTTTTTCATAGTTACCGCTCCTTTAAACTTTAGCTAATTCACCTTGACGACAGGTTGACCGTTTTGGTACTACATCAGGCACTAACGGATGATATTTATAACACCGTTCACGATCAGCAACCACATAAGTAAATCCGCTTTCTTTGTCTACTCTCAAAAACGGTTGATGTCCGCTGTATGGGCAATCACCAGTGTTAATACATGCAGCGCATTTTCGGTCAACGTCTGCGATGAAGTTAATATCGTTGTAATTACGCTGCAAGAAGCTATCGTCGGCGTCAGGGAAAATCCTCTTTGCTGCAGCTCTAACTTTATCGCTTATTGGCTGCCGTAGCTCACCAAATGTTTTACCAGCATCAAGGTCAGCAAATAGCTTCTTCACAAACTCATTCGCCGTTTTAGAATTACGCTCAATAGCTTTCTTTTCTTCGCGAATTTTATTCTGCCGGACTATCGACAACGCTGTATTGATGTCGAACCACGTTGCCCAGCGCGTATTGTTATTGGCCACCCACTCAACAGCTTCTGCCCAATCTTTGACCTGTGTATACTTGTATTGCTCCAGCGTTTTAGCCATAAAGTTTTCCCGCTGCACATCATTCATCGGTGGTGGAGATAAGCCAGCTGCCCGCCATACCACAAACGCAGCCTCTATATCGCCGATATCAAGCATTCAAATCACCTCACCATGCCCATTCTTTTTTCTGCTCTGTAACCCGTATCTCATCTTCCCAACGCCTATCCTGCAAGAAGGTTTCAGGGTATGGAATATAAGCCCCGTTGCTTTCTTTCCAACGGCTTGTTTGCTTATACTGCTCAACAGCAGCTATGATTTTTTCATACAGCTCCACACATGGATCAACCAGCTTGTTCCACTCGATTTTAGCTACAGGCTTTTTCACCTTCACTGGGTATGCTTCCCAAAATCGGGCAAAATATTCTTCCCGCTCACAATCAGGCGCTTCTTGTTTCTTTTCGTTTTGTTTATTATTAATAATATTATTTATATATACTTTCTTCTCCGCGCGAGATTGTGTTACAGGTTGTGTATCAGTTTGTGTTACAGGTTGTGTATCAGTTTGTGTTCGGTATGCGATACACAAATCAAATATCTGATAAAAACCTGATCGACTACCTTTGCCGCCCTGGTATGAAATCAGCCCCATCTGAATTAGAGTATTCCTATGCCTACTTAACTCAGTCCGAGAAATTCCACACACCGATTGCAGCATCGTGCTGGACACGGTAAACTCTTTTTGCCAGCCGCCTAAATTGTTGAAGTGCAATAATGCCATATACAAATCAGCAGCTCGGCTATTAAGTTGGTTGAGTAACCGCCAGCTCCAAAACGCATTCATCTGTGCAACGTAGTTCATGATAATCCTTTCAGTCGTCTAAATAATTTCTTCCGATGATCTTCATAAAATCTTCTCTGCTATGGGTTTCTTCAAACTTACGTTGGCATACCCTCTTCAGCAGTAAATCTGTTTGCCTCTCTTGGTGCGGGCTGTTCTTTCCCCTATGTAACTCCGGAGTAAGCCAAACTTTAAAACCATATTTTTCACTTATTTTTCTCAACGGTCCAAAGAAACAATGATGTTCTTCAAGTGGTACATTTTGCGCTCCAGATAGATAACAATATTTTTCCATCTGTATGATACTCTTAGACATTTTATTTACCCCATTCTGCAAGCATAAGCGCCCTGTCAGCGTCGGAAATAAGATTGACACCGATCTCCCTTGCATCGTTAATAGTGCCGTCCAGTAATCGACTAAACTCAAGCGTATTGTATGTGCTACTGCCAAAATAGCATTGTAGTTGTACGCCTGTTTTTCCGTTGACAGTAACCTCTCCCAAGTCCTTAACAGCACGCCACTCTGACTTAAATCGTTCTGCGGCGTTGTGCTTTGCAATAATATGAGTAAATACTCCGTAACGTGACAACATTTCAAGATATAGCGCATCTTTATTTGTCCGTAGTTTAGCTGCCATTTCATTGAGCAGAAACCATAATGCCGCATTAGCATCGAGGCTACGATTCTTTCTGACAAGTTTTAATTCGAGCTGCAAAGGTTTACCCTCGTCAGCTTTTTTCTTTAGTTCTGCGACCTCTTCTGCCTCTGATGGTGACAGGGGGACTATAAGACTTGCCCCCTGCCATGTCTGAATCAGCTGAAGGTCTTTTACCGTGGTTTTCATTTTACTTCTACTGCCTTAGCGTTTATCGCAGCTCTTATGGCCTCATGGGCATTCACATATTTATCGTCGTTTAAGAGTTTTTCAAGTACTTCAATTTTCAAAAACTCAACATCATGCCAATCACCGTTTTTATCCTGGATTTGACACTGTACTCCGTTGATAAACCTTACCGCTCCATTCTCACTAACTGATGTAATGTTAATCGGACTTTCTACAGGTTTTTTATCCTTTTTTTCTTGCCTTGCCATTGCTTTTTCTCCGTCATCATCTTCCTGCGCCAGACCAACCATCGCGGCAAGAGCATATCTTCTGCCGTAAGTAATTGCGCTGCCAATGGCTTGCGGATCTAATTTAGTGACAGTCATTGTTAGAGTGCTGGATATATACTGCCCGCTTGAATGTGCAAGCATCGTTGTAATGTTCAGTCTGCCGTTCTCATTGATTTCTTCCGGCATCTGGATAACTGATATTTCATTTGCAGTTAATGCTTCTCTGCACGTGTTCCAACATTCAGCCAGATCTGCATATTTACTTTTGAAAAACGGATTACTGCTGCTTTTCTTTGCCCCTTCAATCTGCCCCTGTGCCTTTGCCAAAGCGGCGGCAAGTTCATTTATCTGTTCACTCTTCAACATTGGTCAGACCTCCAGTCTTCTATTTTATTTTCGATAGTATTTGCGCTGTTATGAATCCACTTTAGAAGCACGCTGACTTTGGCTTCATCCCCATCTAGATCATCCATTTCTTTCAGATTCTCTAAAATAGATTCTGCTTCATATCGCAGCGAATATACTAAATCGTCAAATTTATCCATACTTGCAATCCTCCAATTCTTTTGCTAAAATGAAGGTGGACGCTAAACTTCGTAAAATTTACATGTCCACCCTGAGCTACCAACGGTGCAACGTTGATAGCTCTTTTTCTTTTGCTTTCTCATAATCACTCCTCCTAAACTAAATCAGATACTTCACAGTCCATTGCTGCTGCAATTTTCCTGAGCGTAGATAATGTCACGTCTTTACCGTTTTCAATATCAATTAGATTTTTATACCAAACACCACTGACTTTAGCTACTTGATATCTGGACAAACCTTTTTGTTCACGAATTTGTTTAATTTTGTTCATCTTGAATACTCTCCTTACTGTGGTACAATTACTATATATGGAGGTGATATTATGAAAATGATTGCTGTAGATTCATCAAACGTTGAATGTATTGGTTATGAGAATGGAGTAATTGAGGTTCATTTTCACAACGGATATGCTTATCGCTATCCAAACTGTACCGAAGATTTGTTCAACAAGTTTCTTGCTTCCCCATCTAAAGGGCAGTTTGTCCACAATGTTTTAAAAGGACGCGGTGAAACTCGCATTCGTTAATCCCAATCATCATCAAAAGGAACTTGAATATCTGTGCTCAAAATCTCAACACTTGCGCCTGTGACTATTGCCGTAGTCATGGGCGTATGGTGTTTTCTAATGTATTCTACTAATGGTCTTGCAGCTTCTTCTAATGTTTTAGCTTCTTGCTTGATATTTTCGTTCATGTTTTTTCTCCTATCTTCGCTCATCTCAATACCCCTACTGTCACTACAGCAGCCATAATAGCAATGTATGTTCCGACAAATATTGCAGTAGTTGCTACGGTAAAATCTCTAATCATAAGCCTGCCACCTGCCCCATAGCGTAACCTATGTCATATATCAGCTTAACTACTGTTGCTATAGCCAAAGCAGTTAAAGACCATACACAAGGCTGTTGCTTAATACTCTCTTTCATTACTACTGCTATTCCTGCTACTTTGATTAATGCTTTCATAATTCAACCTCCTATAAAGCCTTTAGCGCTGCTTCAAAATCAAAATTTTTCCTTCGCTTACGACTTCGCTTTATCCCATTAGAGCGATATTCCATATTCTCACGCATAACTTGTGTCAAAGCTTCGTCAACTAACGGAGGATCTAATCTATACACCTTACCAATCCGAAGGTATGGGACAATTCCTTCACGGCAATATCTTCGGATGGTAACCAACGATAAGCCTCTGCTTTTCGCATACTCGTCACACGTCACAAGCTCCATCTTCCTGATCCTCCTTTCTTTCAATTTCATCCATTCCCTTCTACTTTAAGTAGAACTACTTGTTAAAAAAAATAGTATCATACGGAAAGCCTAAGTTTTTCGAAATAACCTTTGCTTGACCAACGGTAACATTATCTGGGTTTTGTTCAAGTTTACGATACGTTTGAACATGGATTCCTAGAAGTTCCGCCATATAATCTTGTGTCTTTTCTCTAAGTAACCTGGCTTGTTTTAACGAAATATCTTCCATTTTATCGCCTCCTATGTGTTGCCTCTGATAATATTCTAATCTACTTTCAGTAGATTGTCAACCGCTAAAAGTAGATTTTTCCCATATCATCATTGATTTTCTTCTACTTTCAGTGTATTATATAAAAAGAGGTGAAATCATTGGGAATAAAAGAGAACATAAAATTACTAAGAGAAAAATATAAACTATCTCAAAAAGATTTGGCCCTTATCGCGGGAGTTACGGATAAGGCTGTTTCTACATGGGAAAGTGGTGCAAAAGAACCGCGAATGGGTGCCATTCAAAAAATAGCAGATCATTTTGGATTAAAAAAAAGTAATCTCATTGAAGATAATGGCCTTACCGAAAAACAGGGTTATTACATTGATCCTGAGGCAGCAAAGATGGCCCAAGAACTTTATGAAAATCCAGGTATGCGTATATTATTTGATGCGGCCAAAAATGTATCTCCGGAAGATTTAAAAGTAGCTGCAGAACTCATTTCAAGAATGAAAAAGAAAGAAGAATACGAAGAGTAACAGGAGTGATAACCATGATATCAAGGGTGGTTCTTGCAGACCTTCCTTGCAAAATAGGTGGATATTGCGTTACAAATGCGGATGGAGAAAAAATATGTGTCTTGAATGCACGTCTTACCTATGAAGCAAACAGAAAAACTCTTCTGCATGAGCAGGAGCATATTATAAATAATGACTTTGATAACTATTGTTTTGTTGATGAACTTGAAGCTCAACGTCATAAATGAATTTAATAAAAACTATAAGTATAGAGGCACTAAATTATGGATAATAAATTTAAAATTAACACTATTAATCTTACTAACATTTTGTTATTAATTATCATATGTATGCTTTGTTTCCAAGCGTATCAAATAAATTTAATATCACAAGAAATTGATAGCCTTTGGCTTATTCAATCTGGTATAGATGATGTATCTGACGACTTGCGCTACATTCAACGTGAGCTGTCTGATATACAGTCTTACCTTATAAGTTTGTAAAAACATCCCTAAAAATATAATAAAAAAGGACGTGAAGCAATGTACGGCGACGGAACAATATGGTACGACAAAGCACGAAAAAAATATTGTTACGACTATTGTGACAACGACGGTAAACGTCACCGTAAACGCTTTGCCACCGAAAAAGAAGCCAAAGAATTTAAGAAAGAAATACGGGCAGAACGTGATAAAGGAAATCTTACATCCTCTTCTATTACCATTGGAGAATGGGTAATAGAATTTTTAGAAACATATCAAAAACCACACCTGCGCAGCAACAGTTTTGCAAGGCAAAAACAAAGTGCTAATAAGCTTGCTCCTATTGCGCATATACCAATCGACCAACTCAGCGGCAAAGAAATACAAAAGCTGTATAATAGCTATGACGGTGTTTTAAGTACCTCTTCAATAAGTAAGATACATAAGTTACTTTTCGCCGCTTACAAGAAAGCTGTGGCTCTGAGAATGGTACAATATAATCCAATGCAAGCTGTTGAACCGGTGAAAATCAAATATAAAGAAATGTCAGTATTTTCTTTTAGTGAACTGCTTCGCATCTTCCGTGTACTACGGACCAATAAATACTATAAAAAATACTACACATTATTTTATTTGCTCCTTGTACTTGGCTGCAGGATAGGTGAACTTCTTGCAATAAAATGGGAAGATATTGATTTTGATAAAAGAGAAATTTGTATACAACGCGCAAAAGACAGTGGTACTGGTCAAGTATTCCATGATCCTAAAACAAAAGCCGGTATACGTTATATTCCGATTGTCTATGATGCATGCATAGAAAGACTAAAAGCTATGCAGACAAGTGGTAAAATCACTTATATAAACGGCTTCGTATTTTGTACCGAAAGCGGCAAAGCCCTTAACTATGGAAATATCCGACGTGCTTGGGTAAAGATATGTGAGTTGGCCGGAGTAAATAAAAATATCCACACATTCAGGCATACATTTGCAACAGCAGCACTCACCAAAGATATACCCATCTTAGAAGTATCAAGGTGTCTTGGACACGCTGATGCAAACACAACACTTAAAATGTATGGACATGCAATGCCAGGATTTAACAGACATATAATAGACCTTTTTCAGAAGAAAAAAACAAAGAGTGCGACCAAAACTGCGACCGCAAATCAACAAAGCTAGTTATACCAATGGTTTTCAAGTTTGCAATAAGCCCTCCGGAGCCGTGTGCGGTGGTTCGATTCCACTCGGGCGTACCAATGGAAAAGACAGACGCAGACTTGTTCTGCGTCTTTTTTATTTTGCATAAATCATAAAGAACGAAATATAATACTTCGTTTATTCTGGTCATATAAAACCCTGCTGCAAATTACAGCAGGGTTTATTTTCAAACGTTATATTCATATTTTTGAATCGAACCGACAGAAAAATGCACCAAATAATCAGGATAACCATCGACAGGGATCCAAAAAGAAACTACGTCACCTAATTTACCGACTTTTTTACGATAACTGGCTTCACCGTTCTTCCACGCTTCTTCTGCCCTGCAGCCCTTGTGCTGTTCTAACGGCTCAACTAAAGCACACTTGTTGCCCTCTATGCGTCCTGTACTGGGTGCGACTTTATTGGCAGCAATAATATTACGCTTTTTATCAATAAGCATTGCCGACTCCGGATAATTATCCCACATCAAATGAAACGCTTTAATTACCTCTGCCTTTTCCAT